AGTAATTGTACCAATTAAAGAAAATGTATTAAATGATGCATCAATCGATATTTGGGCAGAAGTAAGACCAAGAATAGTAGAAGCATTTGCTAAGAAAATAGATAATGCAATGTTCTTTGGTGTAGATAAACCAACAGATTGGAGAGCGGGATTAGTTCCATCTGTAATAACTGCGGGAGCAGAAGTAGATGAAACAGGACATTTATATTCAGATATTAATGATGTTATGACAAAAGTTGAAGAAAGCGGATATGAAGTTAATGGTATATTAGGTGGAGTTGGATTAAAAGGCAAATTCAGAATGATGACAGATACAACAGGACAACCACTTAATACAACTGAAATTGGTTCTGTAAGACGTGAATTTATGGACAATGGAGTATGGGATAAAACAACATCAACTTTAATAGCTGGTGATTTCTCACAAGCAGTATATGCAATTAGACAAGATGTAACATATAAAATATTAGATCAAGCTGTAATTCAAGACACAGATGGTTCAATACTTTATAATTTAGCACAAGATGATATGGTTGCATTAAGAGTTGTAATGAGACTAGGATGGGAAATTCCAAATCCAGTAAATGCATTAAATGGAACAAGTTCAAGATTTCCATTTGCTTCATTAAAACCAGCAGCAACACCAAGTATATAATGAAAGGAGGCACTTTTAAATGGATTTCACTAATCAATATCTAAGTTATGATGAGTATTTAAGTTTAGGAGGTACATTAGATGAAGTGCCTTTTAATGAATTAGAATTTGAATGTAGAAGAATAATAGACAGTAAAACACAAAATAGATTAAAAGTTGTTGATGAAATGCCAGAAGAAGTTAAAATGTTAGAAAATAAAATGATACAGGAATTACAAGGATATTATATTTCCTTAAATAAAGCACAAAGCGGTTTGCAAAGTGAAAACACAGACGGATATTCAGTAACATATATTCCTAGTAGTCAAATTAGCCAATTAGTAGTTGGCAAAAGTGAACTTTTGCAAGATTTAGTTTCAACATATCTCTATGGAGTAATTGTTAATAATGAACACCTTTTATATTGTGGGGTGGTATAAATGATAACAAATAAGTCAATTACTTATTATCATAAAGTCTTAAACCCAGAAACTAGATTAGAAGAATGGAACAAAACTATATTTAGAAGTGTTTGGGTATTTAGTGACAAAGGAAGTTCTATTAATAAAGGATATGAAAATGCTAATGATATGAATGTAAGAATACCTATGGAGTTTGTTAGAGATAAAAGTATATTTAATATAGGAGATATAGTGGCTATAGGAATACATGGAGATATAACTGAACAAAGCGACTTAGAAGGTAATGAGTTCTATAATGTTACAAGTGTTAATGTAAATGACTTTGGAAATAATCCGCATATACATTTAGGAGGTCAATAATTATGTTGAAACCATTAAGTGTAATAAAAGCAGATTTAGGAATACCACCTAATGGACCAGTTCAAAAGTTTTTTACAGACACTTGTGCAAAACATATGGATAAATATATTCCACGTGATACAGGAATGTTAAGAGACAATATTACTAAAACAACTAATAGTATAACTTATGAAAGCCCTTATGCACATGCACAATATGTTGGAATAGTACATGGAAGTCCAGTAAAAAATTATACAACACCAGGAACAGGACCATATTGGGATAAACGAATGTGGAGTGCGGAAAAAAATATAGTTATAAAGGAAGTACAAGATTATGTCGATAGAGGTTGATGAATTAAGAATTACAAAACTAAGAGAATATTTAATGGATATTATTAGTACATTAAATGATAAATATAAGCAAATAAATGTCAACTTTTTGAGTAATGATGTGAATAATTATTCACTAGACAAGATACCCATAGAAAAAGGTGCTAATGGCTGGATAATTGGAGACATATTGCAAACCGAAGTATATTCATTTAGAAGTAGAATGAATTATAGTGCTGATACAATATCTAATATAAAGAATGCAGGATTTTATGAAACTTTTGAAAGAATTATAAAGACACAAGATGATAATAATATATTACCAGATATAAATGGTATAGAAAGTATAAAGTGTTTAAACTGTGGCACAATGAATAACGCAGGAACAAACACAGCAGAATTTGATATACAAATACAGATAGAATTTAGGGAAGTATTAGATAATACAATACAGTCTATCTAGTTTAGAATAAAGGAGGAAAAAGAATATGGGGTTAGCAGTAATACCAGATGATATTGAAAAAATAAAAAGAAGTCAGTTTATTACATGGTTAGATACAACACCAGACTCTACAAGCACATGGGCATTATTAGGAATTGGTGTTAATGAATATGCAGTATCATACAATCCACAAGTAGATACAGAAAAATGGATAGTAGAAGACAATGCAAGAAACGACCATACTTCTAATCAAAAACAAGGTTCAGTAACACAAAAATGTTATAAGAATGATCCAGAATTTGCATTTGTAGCAGCAGGAAGAGACCAATTAAATTATAAAACAAAAGTATTAGATGTTGATACATGGAGTGGAACAACAGGAAGTTATGCAGCAAAATTAAGTAATGCAATAATAACTGTAACAAGCTATTCTGGTGAAGAAATCGAATATGATATATATTATGATGGCGACCCAGTAGAAGGAACAGTAGCAATAGCAGACGGAACACCAACATTTACACCAAGTGCAAGTATTTAATTTTTAAAAAATATGAGGCGAAGGCAGAATGAATTGCCTCGCCTTTTTAAAATATAAGGGAGGAATTAAGTTATGGAAGCAGAGTTAAAAAACAAAAGCGATAACTATATTCAAATAAAAAATGATGGGGATATATTAGAGCTTAAAATAGTAGATGAAAAAGGACATGAAACAGGAGAAAGTCTAGTATTTAATTTAGAAGATATTGAATTACCAATTAAATATCAACAAATAATAGAAGATGATAAAAAAGCAAGACTAGATTTAAAAAATCAATTCATTATTATAGATAAAAAACAAGACCATAAAGGTAAAAAATTATTAAGTGCCAACGAAGAAGCTAAAATAAAAGCATTACAAGAATTTTATAAAAAAGAAGTTCAAATTTATAATATGTTTCTCGGAGAAAGAGGAGTAGAAAAATTATTAAATGGGCGAGAATTAAGTTGGAGTACATTAGATTATATAGATGAGCTAATAAACAAATATATTATGCCTAAAATTAAAGTAAGTGCTGAAAGTATTAAAAATAAGATAATGAAAAAATATTCTAATGTTAAAGAAAGAAATGATGTAATTGAGTAATCCTAAATATGTAAAAGTTGACAATAAGTTATATAAAATTAATACTGATTTTAGAGTTGCTATTGAGTGTAATAAAGTTGCAGAAAACAAAAAAATTAGTGATATAGAAAGAGGATTAGCAATAATTTATTTATTATTTGGTGAAGATGGTCTAAATTGCACAAAAATGGATAAATTACTTGATTTAGGGCTTAAATATATAAACATATATAATAATAAAGAAAAACAAGTTAAAAACAATTCTCACGATAAATTTGAGATTGATATTTCAAAATGTGAAGGATTAATTAGAAGTTCTTTTAAATTTGACTATAATTATGATCCTTATGAGTTAGAATATTTGCATTGGTATGATTTTTACAATGATTTAGAAAATTTGAGTACAAGTGAATTTGGAACTTGTTGTGCATTAAATAGAATAATAAGTATATTAAATGAAGATGCAACAAAAATAAAAGATAACAAGCAAAGAAATAAGTTAGTAGAATTGCAAAATTATTTAATGCAAAAATACTGTAATGTAAAAGAAAAAGAAATTACAAAAGAACAAGAAGAAAGTGCAAGAAAATTTTATAAAGCATTAGGAATAGACATTTAAGAAAGGAGGATAAAATGGCACAAGGTAAAATTAAAATTGAAACAGAATTAGTTACAGATAAGTTTGATAAACAGATAATGGATTTAGATAAAAAAATAAAAAAGAAAGAAGATAAAAAAGTTGAGATTGAAGCAAAATTATCTATTCAAGAAAGTGATTTAGAAAATTTAAGAAAACAATCAGATGAATTAGGTAAAGTATATCAAAAAATGCAGAAGTTGCAAGATAAATTAACAAGTGGAAAAGGTATGCCACAAGACTATACTACATTTGAAAATTTACAAAATGAGTATGGGACATTAGAACAAATTGGTAATAACCTTGACAAAATAGTTGATAAACAAGATATACTTGAAGCAAAAGTTGTAAAAACTAAAAATCAATATAATAGTATAAATGAAGAAATAAGTGATTATAAAACAAAAATAGAAGGAATAAAATTACAAAAACACCAATCTGAAATAGATAAAGTAAAACAAAGTTTTAAAAGTGTTGAAAGTTCAATTCAAGATGCAGTAAAACAAGCTGGTAAGTTAGTATTAGGAATATTTGCAATAAGAGGAGCATATATGATGTTAAGAAGAGCATCAAGTGATTTAGCATCATATGATGAACAATATGCTGCAAATTTAGAATATATAAGATTTGTATTAACACAAGCAGTAGCACCTGTATTAAGAGGAATAGTACAATTAGCAATGCAATTATTACAACTAATCAATATGATAGTAAATGCATTATTTGGAGTTAATTTATTTTCAAAAGGTAGTGCGGAGAATTTTCAAAAAATGAAAAACAAAGCTGGTGGAGTAGGAAAAGCAGTAAAAGAAATTAAAAAACAATTATTAGGATTTGATGAGGTTAATATATTATCAGACCAAAGTGATACAGGGACAAGTGCAGGTGCAGGTGGAGTTGGAATGCCAAGTATGGATTTAAGTGCATTAGAAGGAGATTACCCTCCTTGGATGAAATGGCTAATTGATAATAAAGAATTAGTAATAGGAGCAATTACAGGAATTGCAACAGCATTAGTATTATTAAAATTTGGTGTAAGTGGTTTAATGTCATTAGGAATAGGATTGATTATCGCAGGGATAATATCATTAATACAAGATATCATAAAATTTATAAAAGACCCATCATGGAACAACTTTGCAAATATATTAAGAGATATAGCAATAGTTTTGGCAGGTATTGCAATAGCTATGTTAGCAGTAAATGCAGCCAATCCAATAGCTTGGTTAGTATTATTAATAGCAACAATAATTTTAGTTGCAGCAGAGGTAATTAAAAATTGGGACAAAATAAAAGAAGTTTTAGGAAAAGTTGGAGATTGGATAAATACACATATAATAAAGCCTGTTTCAGATTTTTTTAGAGGTTTATGGGATAAAATATATAATGGTGCAGTAAATGCATGGGAAAATGTAAAAAAAGCATTTAGTAATATTGGAACATTTTTTAGTAATGTTATTAAAAATATTATTGCTAAATTTAAAGATATTGGAACAAAAGTCGGAAATACAGTATCAGATGCATTTAAGAAAATAATTAATAGTGTATTAAATGCAATAGAAAAAATTTTAAATTCTCCAATACGTTCAATAAATTCATTAATTGATACAATTAATGGTGTACCAGGAATTAATTTGAGTAGATTAAATACATTTAATTTTCCAAGATTAGCAACAGGTGGAATAATAAATATGCCAAATAAAGGTAGTTTAATTGGAGGAGCAATAGCAGGTGAATCAGGAAGAGAAGGTATTGTACCATTAACGGACCAACAAGCAATGGCAGAATTAGGAAGAGAAATAGGGAAAAATGTATTAGTAAACTTAACAAACATAACACAAATGAATGGTAGAGTAATATCAAGAGAATTAAAACAAGTACAATCCACACAAGATTTTGCTTATAATATGTAAGGAGGTACAATAAATGTTTATAGACAAAGATAGTATTACAGTTAATAATATATCTATGGGAGATTATTTATTAAGTGCAAAATATGGATATAATAAATTATGGGGAAGTGATACAGGAAGAAATTTAGCAGGAAAGTTTACAGGGACATTAGTTGGTATATTTCCTAAAATTACAATGACATTTAAAAAATTAACAAAAGCACAAATGAATGTTATTGCACCAATATTAGATAGTGCAAATCAGACATTAGTATATTATGACCCAACAACAAATGCGTATAAAACATTAAATACATATACAAGTGATTGGGAATATGAGAATAAAAGAATAGCAGAAAAAAATGATAGTTTTGAATGTGCCTTTATATCAACAGAAAGGAGGACATAGATGAAATCTCATTCTTCTGAATTTAAGCAAGAACTTGTTAAAATGGGTAAACAAATCCATAGTATTATTACATATATTGATAATAATAATGAAACAGTTTTTTTAGTTGATGAATTATATGCAGTAACACCTATGTTTAAGGCAAATTTATTAAAGTCAGTAATGAAAGAATTAAATGTAGAAAGTTCAGTTGATATTCCATTAGATACTGTAATTAATTATCAGTTAGGCTTATTAGTTAATAATAGTTATGAATATATAGACTATGGTAATTTTGTTGTATATAAAAGTGAAAAAAAAGAAGATACAAATACATATCTATTAACCTGTTATGACAAAATGTTATATGCAATGAAAGATTATGAACCAATTGTAGGAACGTATCCAATGTCAATAAAAGATTATTTAACTAAATTGTGTACGCAAATTGATTTATCATTAGGAACTGCAACATTTTATAATGATGTAATGACTTTACCAACGGACTTATATAAGGATTTAGGTTATACATACAGAGATGTATTAGATGAAATAGCACAAGCAACAGGAAGTATAATAATAATTAATAATTTAGACCAAATTGAAGTTAAATATCCAACTAATTCAAATGATACAATTAATGAAGAATATTTAAAAGATATTAATGTAAAATTTGGAGAAAAATATGGACCTATAAATTCAATAGTATTAAGTAGAGCAGGAGAAAGTGATAATGTATATATACAAGATAGTGAAAGTGTACAAGAAAATGGACTTTGTGAAGTTAAAATAATAGATAATCAGATAATGAATTTTAATGACAGAAGTGATTTTCTACAAGGTTTATTAGCTGCATTAAATGGTACAGAGTATTATTTGAATGATTTTAATAGTTTGGGAATATTGTATTATGATGTAGGAGATTACTATAATATACAAATTGGAGAAAACACATATAAATGTTTGATGTTAAATGATGAAATAAATATAACTTCTGGTATAGAAGAAATAATATATACAGATTTACCAGAAGAAAGTGAAACAGATTATACAAAATCAGATAAAACAGATAGAAAAATAAATCAAACATATAGTATAGTAGATAAACAAAATCAAATTATTGAAGATGTTGTTACAAATGTAGATGAACAAAATACAAAAATTAGTCAAGTTCAACAAACGGTAAATGAATTAAATTCTAAAATAAGTGATATAGCAGATATTACAACTCAACAAGAAACAATAACAGCACAATTAAATTTCACAGATATTAATCAATCGGAACCAATAGAGATTAAAATTCATGCAATTGGTGAAAATATATCATATTTATATCCAAGAGATAATATATATCCAAGCGACACGTTATATATGACAGACAGAAAACTAAGATTTACAAATTTAGATGAATTTGAAATTACAGAAGATATATATTATACAAATTATAGAAAATATTATTCTTATAATAGTACTACAGAAGAATATACATTATTAGTATCAGGAACAGATTACACAATTGGAAATGCAATAACAGGAACAATATATCAGAATAAATATGTAGATTATATATTGCCAGATGATTTATTAATTGAGTCTAATAGTGGTACTTATGATGAGTTGTATATAGGTTATGATCAACAAGTATGTCAAGTAACAAAAAGATGTGAATATAATGCTGATGGAACAGTTGCATTATTAAATAATGAAGTTATTAATAATTATACATATCCTCAAATTAACTTAGATGATGGAGATTATGAAATTACTTTATTAGGTTATAATAGTGCATATATAAGTATGAGATTAATGTCACAAAATATTTATACAACGCAATTTGCAACAAAAGCAGAATTAAATACTGAAATTCAACAGACAACAGAAAGTATTACATCAACTGCTTCTGCAACATATGAAACAAAACAAAATGCACAATTAAATTATTCACAAATAAATCAAACAGCAAATGGCATAAGTTCAAGAGTAAGTTCTATTGAAGAAAATAAGGTAGGTAAAAATGAAGTTGTTTCAGAAATTAATCAATCTAGTGAAGCGGTAACAATAAATGCAAACAAAATCGGATTAACCGCAAATGATGTTTTAAATATTCTTTCAGGGAATACCATTAATATGACAAGTAAAAATCTTGTCATTGCAAGTAATAATTTTAACGTTGACAAGTATGGAAATATGACTTGTAATAATGCTAGTATTACAGGAGGAGAATTAAACATAACTGCATCATATTCATTACCTAAAATAAAAACAAATGGACAAGGATATATGTGGAATAATACAACACATGAAATGACACCAGATGGTTTTAGAATTTCAAAAGATAGTAATAGTTATATTACTGCACAGATAGGCAAATATTCAGATAGTTCATATTCAAATATTCCAATAGGAATTATACATTTATATAGTGATAGTGGACATAGTACTTCAATAAGTGGAGAAAGTATCTTAGCTTATGATATCACATCAAAAGGTGAAATATATGCACAAGGAAATATAACAAGTAATGGAACAATGTATGCACATGGATTTTATAATACGTCAAAAGAAGAGTTAAAAAAGAATATAGTAATATTTGATAAAAGTGCAATTAAAATAATAAAAGATACAGATATTTATGAATTTAATTATAAAGAAGAAAATGAAAATGAAAAAAGACATATAGGATTTATTATAGGTAAAAATTATAATACACCAGACATTGTAATAAATAATGACACAATAGATATCTATACAATGAGTTCTATTATGTGGAAGGCAATACAAGAACAACAAGAAGAAATAGAGCAAATGAAAAAAGAAATAGAAAAATTAAAAAAGGGGGATAAAAAATGAGTTATACAAAAACAGATTGGATAAATTTGCCAAATCAAACAACACCAGTAAATGCAACAAACTTAAATAAAATAGAAACAGAATTAGAAACATTAGATAATGCGAGTACAAATTCATTAACACAAAGAACTAATGTCGCAAATAATACTAACTTAAATGATGTAACTAATACAGGAATATATTATATACCAGATGTAACATTAACTAATGCACCTGCAAATTATTACAAATATAGTACATTAGTTGTAATTAATAATTCTGGGGTAATTCAACAGTATATTTCAAGACCAGTTGGGAATACTTTTGTTATGAGAGAATATTCTGGCTATCCTGCTAGTTGGGGAAATTGGAGAACCGTAGACTTTAATGTTTATTCAACATCAGAAAGGGTTGTTGGCGTTTGGAAAGATGGAAAACCAATTTATAGAAAAACAGTTGTTATTGCAAATACAGCATTATCTGCTGGTAACAATACAATTCCACATGGAATTTCAAATATTAAGCAATATATAAAAGTTGAAGCGAATAAAGAAGGTAGCCAAATATTACCATATATTAATATTAATGCAAACAATGAATTACAGTCTGGTACATTTGTTACAAATATTGATAGTACAAATATTACTATGCGTGTGTTTAATGATAGCTGGGGTGCAGGAAATACGTGGAACATAACAATAGATTATACAAAAACTACAGATTAGATAAAAAGGAGATAAAATTATGAATGAAGAATTTGTAACTAAAAAAGAGTTTGATAATCTAAAAGAGGAAGTAAAAGAAATAAAACAAGAAATGGTTGAAAATCAAAAGTTATTACAAAATATTGATAAAAAGCTAGATGTAATAAATAGTAAAGTTACAACGTCAGAGACAATAGAAGACTTAAAAATTGCTCCTTTAAAAAAACGAGTAGAAAATTTAGAACAAAATCAAGATTGGATTAGAAAGGCAGTAATAAGTTCTATAATATCTATTGTAGTTGGAGCAGTTGTGTTTGTTGTAAAAATGATGTAAAATTTGCATAATAATATTAAATATGTTATAATAAATAAAGCAAAATAAATCCTTGTTATAGGTAATTCAAGTCCTTTCTTCCTCTATATTTTATAAGGACTTGAAAGACCTTAATAAGAGAAATGGGTAAAATTATGTATTATTTATTAAGCATATTATTAGGATTAATTCCAGAAGTTTTATATTTTACTTTATTTTTAATATATACTAAAAATTTAAAAAGCAAAAAATTAAAATTATTTTTATCTATTGCGATAGTATATTTTATGTGTATACTAATTCAGCAATGGAAAATTCTATTTTATATTTTATTTATAGTTTTAGTTTATTTGTGTTTAAAATTATTGTATAAAAATAAAACACAAATTATAGATATATTTATAATAATGATTTCACATTTATGGTTGGCAATATTATCTTTTATATTAATATTTTTTGTTAAAAAAGATATGTCAAATTATGTGTTTGTATCTATTATAGATA